CTCATCCACTTTGTAGAATCCAGTGTATTCAGGATATTCGAGCTTTAGAATTGTCCCTGCGTAAATAGCTGGGTTTAGAAGAATCTTGAACTTCAGTCCTTTCTTCTTCACCTTAGCTGTCTTTTTATGTTCTTTTCCCGCAGAATCAGTAGTCGTAACTTTTCTGCCTTCGGGGTCTTTGATATTTTTAGCTGACCAATAAGGACGTTCAATCAATCCGCTTTGCTCATGAATCAAGAAAGCAGTTGATGTGTTGTTTGTGTAGGAATCATCCTTGTCAGAAACGAAGAGTGTGCTATCATCAATCTGCCAATCAATGTCATAACTGATGCTCAAATCGTTAAGCACTTGGCGTGGAGTTCCCATCATTGGATATCCATCAATGACAACTTGTTCGATATTCTTGCCATTGAAGATACTCTTAGAAACTTCAGGAACCATCTTCACAAGTTCCTGAATCACGTTCTTAACTGTCTTACCTGCGGGAATCAATTTAGAGACAGGCTTGAAATTCAACTCTTTGAACAACTCATCCAATTCAATCTTGGTGATTGTGTCAGCACCTTCTTTCTTGGTTCCGACATTGAATGCTTGTCCCGAGAAAAGTCTTTTCAATCCAGTGTCTTCATAGCCAACACTCAAAGCAACAGCAACGTATTTTTCTTCAAACAGAGTTTGGTATTCTTTTGACAGATTATAAATTTCAACTTCTGCTTTATTTTTACGATCTTTATTGCTGCTTGTCTTTGTGACTTTAAACTTGATTTCCAATCCTGTGATTTCCACAGCATCTTTTGCAGTACCAACAATAAGCGAATATTGCCTGTTTCTTTGAAACTGTTCAGTCATTTAAGTAGTTCCTAGTAGCTCAGACTCCTCGAATCGAATATAGTAAAGCCTGTAATATTGGGACAAATAGAAAGGGTTAATCACCGTTTCATTGATATTGCTACCAATAGGCTCCAACCACAGAAACCCGGTAAGGTCTGGAATGTTGTAATAAAGATTGATTGGATAAAGAGAAACAAGTCTCTCACCAGCAACCAACATAGAATTTTCACCGTCTCTCAATTCAAAAAACCAACCCTCGGCTCTTTCGTTATAGTAGAGTCTGAGGGTGTAGTAATTGTTTTCTAGAGAGATTTCGTATTCAAAATCTGAATCGTTATAAAGAGGGAGGGAAACATATTTCATTATTTCTTCTTCAATGCGTCACGAGCTTTCTTGGCTTCTTTAAGTTCTAGTTGTGCCAATTCACGTTCAGACTTCGGCCCCGGATCAGTAGATGTAGCATCATCTTTATTTCCCACTGTCTTCTCTGTACCGTCAGCCTTACTCTTCTTAGATGTGCTTTGAGAAGCTTTACTTAGAGAAGCTGCAACATCCTTAGGAAGCTCAGTCTTTTGCAGAGTAACAAAGCTCACTTGTTCAAGTTGCATTGTCACAAACAAACCATTACCAGAATCAGCATCTTCATCGAAGCTAAATCCAGTGAGAACCAAATCATCAGCTTCAGCCCAAAGGATTTCATTCATAAACTCATAAAGAGTAATGAGAGTCATCCGATTCTTAAGCTTCTTTGCTTGATCGTCATAGACTAGCCCAGTCATCACAGCTTCCATAAGGGAGTTGATTTGTCTGTTATAGTCTGTGCGCTGAGTGGTATCCACGGAAACAGATTCTTGATTACTTTGAAGAAACTGATTTGCTGTGTTTGGAGAGAAATTCAGAACACCAGAGAATGCATCGTTGACGATTGCAGGCCCCGGCTGAAAGCTAACATTTAATGGGCCTTCACCATCTACATTGATCTTCTGAGGAATCCCAGAAATATCGGCTGAAGAGATAACACCAACAATCGTATATTTAGGATTTTCTGAAACGTAGTGGTCAGTAATCTTAGCACCAGCATCTAGAGGGTGACTTGTCACCTTTCCAGAGAGTTGCTTAGAATACTTAGTCACTACGTCAAAGTAAATGAATCCAGACAGTTGATTAGGGTCGGTGTCGTCCCCAAATTTAATAGCTAGAGACATTCAATATCCTTATTGACCAGAGTTAGGGAATGCTGACTTATCCATCGTGGTCATGAACTGCAATCCTGCATTCATGTTGTCAGCCAGCGTTTTTTGGCTCAGTTGATCCACTGTCGTGCCCAGCTTGGAAGCATCCGTAATCGTCACTGCGTTATTCACCACGACACTATTTGTTTGCGTCTTGGATGGTGCATATCCGTAGTTCGATTGAGGAGCAGTCGCAGCGGCGGGTGTATTAGCAGGCATTCCGGGTCCGGCAGCAATTGCAGGATTGTTAGCCAAGAATGATTTCTGCCAATCAGGATTCACCACCCCAATCATTGCACCTGTTGCCTGATTACCGTAGAACTTGAATGCTTGCCAATCCATTCTAGCAATAGCCACAAGCTGATTAGCAAAGGCTGTAAGAGCTTGAACAGCATTGAGGGAGAATTGCATGAATTCTTTCATCCCGACTGTCTTACCAGAGAGGTCAAGCAAAGAGAATGAATCAATCAGTGCAGAAATATTCTCACGAATCATCTTCACTTGATTAGCCATATCAGGACCGAACATCTTGTTGAATAGATTATCTTCCTTAGAAGCTCCATTCAAGAAATCGACCAACTCATTCACATCCACCATGAACAGGCGAACGTAAGCTGTAGCAACACGGAAGTTAGCTCCCAATGTTTCAGCATTATCGGCAGCACGCTGCGTCAGGTCAGCCAGAGCCTTCCAGATATTGGACATACCAGCATCACCACCACCCTTGGCAAAATTCTTATAGAAATCGTCACGGGCATTAGCAAATCTGTTTTGATTAGCTGTACCGGTTTGAGAAGCGGCCCCAATTGCTGGAGCGGCTTTAGCCAACATCAACTGAGCAACAATAGGAAGCATTTCAGAAGAAATAAGCTTGTTATCCTTCATTGCTTTTCCAAGCTCGGCAGTAGCTTTACTTCCCTTCAAAAGACGAGGATCAAGAGGATTATTCGTCTTGTTCTTCATCATCTGATATGCTTGCGCAAACAGAATTTGAGATTCACCAAAACCTTGTGCGTCTCCCAATTGCTGTTTCAATTCTTCGGCGTTGATTGTACCCTTCGAGGCCATTTGTTGCACTGCAACAAGAGCACGCTTCATACTATCGCCAGTAGCACCACGAACAGTACCAAAAGACGAAAAAGCTTCAAACACTTTTTGAGATTGTTCATATCCAAGGGTAGGCATAGAAGAAGCCATAAAACCTTGATATGATGGCGTGATTGCATTACGATCTAGACCAACACGATTTGTATATGCTCTGAACCACTTTTCAGAATCATCATAAACATTTCTAGTGCTGCCATCTGGCATCGTAGCATTTTCAAACAATCCGCGTGCAGCAACATCGCGCGTCGCGCGTAGCTGTGTATTTTCTGCGATATGCATAAATCCTCTCCCTGCGGCATAAAGGCCAGCAGCGGGCAAAAGACTACGCATCCCAAATCCACCAAACATCCCGTTATTTGCAGCATTGTTTCTTTGAGAAGCAGCCGCTGCTTGATTAGCGAGGTTATTTGCACCTCGGGGATTGATTCTAGGATTAATTTGAGGGTTTATAACTAAATTATTTAGAGCACCCAGCACCTGAGCCCTCATCCCAGCCAAAGAGGCTGCTGAGAGCGAGGCATTCAATCTAATCCGAGCATTGCCAGTGCGGTTACTCATGGATTGATTGAGAAGATTTCTCAAAGCTTTGTTATTAATTTGAAAGCTGTTGAGTTTTAGTGTAAGTCCGCGAGAAATGGCATTCAAATCTCGCTGGATAGACAGCCTAGATGCGGCTGTATCAATTTTAAATTTTAGACTGACAGAGAAAGCGTTGCTGGATTTACCAACTCGCAAAAGCTTTTGTTCTAGTCTGTCAAAATATTTATCTACCTCTGCAAAGGATCGTTTATCAACTTCGATCCCCATTGTAGCAAAGTAGCTACTGACTGCTGGCATTTCCTACCTCCGTGGGCTATTTAGTTTGTGCAGCCACGGCAGCTTTCTTAAGCTCCTTGGCGCGTGTGTCTTCATCAATAGTGGCCTTTACATCCAGCATTTCCAGATATTGCATAAATCTCTTATAAGAAATAGTTGTATGCAATTCTTCTAATGTTCTCAAAGGATCAGAAGTAGAAAAGATTACCCGTAAAACTCGGTAGTCTCCTGAAAAGTTCTCAACGAGCTTTTTCATTTCAGGAGAATATTGCGATACCTCTTCAGGTTTTACTTCTCGGAAGTATCGCTTTCCGCGTTTGGGCCTTCTTCACCCTCACCATAATTGAAGACGAGGATTTGTTGGAACAATTCCATAAGGTCTTTGTACTTACGAGAGAAATGTTTGTTAAACAATTCCTTAGTAATCTTTGCACTACCAATGTATGCTCCATTCAAAACAGCCTTCTCGATCAGAGAAGCAGAGAAGGATTCTCCACGTTGCTCCAAACCAATCAGTTCATTTTGAATTTCAAGACCTAGCGAAGTGGTGAAAGCTTGGAGAATATAAATCTTCCCCCCAATCGTTACTTCCTTTTGTTCTAGCGTAATACTCATTTCATTCCTTTCAAATATATAACCTAGCCGTTAAAGACAAAATCAAACAAAGATGTTTGAGGAGTCTTCGAAGTGAGGCCAGAAAAATTAGTCGAATAGCATTGAATCAACCAAGTGAAATTCTCTATGCTATTCTTATATGTTACATCAGGGTATCCAGTCACATAAGCTTCATTAGAAGACAGCACCAAACCACCATTCAAATCTTTCACAGTTACCTGCAAACGGCCATTACCTCCAGTTAGAAGGTCAGCCCTCACGATTTGATTAAAGACAGCATGTGCATCCGAAGTTTGAGGACAGGACACAGAAATAACAGAAGACGAATTGGCATTCATGATTCGTGTATTCTTTGATCGAATGCCACGAATGAAGTTAGACTGAGCAGTATCTCTTTTGACACTGATTTCGTCCCACCCAAGAACACTATAGCCCCCGAAGGACAAGATCACATCGGAGGCTGAGTAGGTATTTACTGCGTACTGACTCATTTAGATCATCCTAGCTACTGCTGAAATACGACCAATAGATGTTCCCAACAAATCTTCAACAGATTGCGATGCATCTTCATTTCCACCAAAATTGACAGTTCCTTGTGTGCAAGTAATAGTCCAATCTCTATTCGTGATTTTGTCAGCAAATTCAAGATTAGGAGTTTTGCTCACCCAACCAACATTGGAATGAAACAAGCTGGAGCCTAGAGGGTCTTTGACTAGAACAGAGAATTTACCTCTCTGTGTCAATTCATCAATTCTCCAGAGTCTTGTTAGCAAATCATTGGAAGACGATGCACTGTGCAAAGTCAATGTGATGTTATAAACTTGACTATTTGTATAGTTTCTGCTAACAACACCATCAGCACTCACTTTAGTGGTGAAAGGAGCATCTTCTTTAGTTACACTAACAAATGTTCCTTCCGCCATTCCACTAATAGGAATTGAGCCAGCTACCAAAACAATAACGTCTTCAGGCGAGTAATGTGCGAGTGTACTCATGAATTACTCCCCTTTAGATATTAATTAGGAGCCCAGCGAGGGTCCACTGTCACGCCCATAGATTGAAGCGTGCGATATGCATCGTCAGTAAGCTTGCCGTTACCACCAGCGAAGTTGGAAAGAGCCACGCACTGAATATCCCATTCACGAGTAGTGATTTCAGCACCGAAGGTAGCTTCTGGGTTATTAGCAATGAATGCTTGTGGGCTGAAGTAGAGGCTTCGGCCTGTTCCATCCTTCACGAGAATGTTAAAGCACCACGTACCATCGCGTGTTTGCTCATCCATAATCAGAGCTTGCGACAGAATGTCGTTGCTTTCCGATGCTTGATGCAACGTAACCTTGATCGTACTTCCCTTATTTGCTCTCACAACACGAGCGTTTGTGTTATCGCTACCAGTGTAAAGAGTGCTTGGAGGAACTTGACGAGTGATGTTCACAAACGTACCATCGGCAAAACCGGTGATAGAGTGCGAGAAGAATTGATTAGAGAGAGTGATAATCAAATCTTCAGGGCTGTAAGTGCCCAGAATTTCTTGTACTGCTGCCATGAAATTTCCTTAAAATTAATAAGCCCCCGAAGGGGCCTTTGATTAGGCCGAAACTGTTCCGCGAATGATGACGTGATGCACGGCACCAGCCAGACGAGCTTCGAACTTCCAGTCGCCAGCAATACGCTGTGTACGCTGCGTTTCTGGGATAGCAAGTGGGTCTGGAGAAATAACCGTATATGGGGTGTCATCAGCGATACCGCCGTTAGCAACACCTTGACTCAACACAGAGCGGATTTCCGCTTCGATCACAGCAAAGCCGCGACGAGTGTAAGGAATCTTACGACGATTAATCAGACGGAAGAACACTTGCTCTTGGATACGGGCATATAGCCAATCCACAAAGATGATTTCGTCAATCCACGAATTCTTAACTGTCTCACCATTTTGGAAAATGTTGACACCAGCAATCGGGGAGTAGTAGTTGACGTTCTTTTGTTCCAAGAAGCTCTTTTGTGTGTCAGTGAGCTTAGAGCCAGAGACACCAGAAACACTCTTGAACATCCAAGTATTGCTACCGGGAACTTCAACAATTTGGCTACCAACCCAAGCAGCTTCAGGATATTCCGTATCAGCATTTGGATGGTAGATAATCACAGTACGATCCATGCCCAGATTACCAAGAATCGTAGCAACGTCAGTCGTACCACCAGTTGGCATAGTTACATCAGAGCTAGATGTGAAATACATCTTGCGCAGAGTTTCAATCCACTGGGAAATAAGCTGTTGGTCAGCAGAAACGTGCGATTGAGCGCACAGGATATACCAGCTACTGTCAATGTTATTCAGAGCAGTAAGAGCTTGAGGCCATGTTTCAGTAGTCAGCTTGATACCAACCTTGATTTGGGTAGGCTTCAATTCCTGACCAAACATCTTTTGAGCCATGATGTAGGCGGCGGAGGTAGTTCCAAATTGCTCGCCCACTGCTTGTGCATTTGTGAATGTCAGCATGCGATCCGTAACGGCATCATCATCTGTAGCAACCACCACAATCAGAGGAATATCAAAACTAGCGGTTTCGATTTGCGTAGTTTCACGCGAGATATAGACCTCAACAATTTTATCAATATCGGACATTGTTTTCCTTCAGTTAAATTCTTTATTCATCATCAATGATTCTGAATGTATTACCATTGATGACAATATATTCAATCCAGTTGATATCTTGATACCGTTGTACGCTGTAGCCAAAATCCAAATCAAGGACTGTGCTTTCCACCCAATCGGTTTCTCTAAGTTTTGGGAGCCTTTTCAGGTCAGTTTTGTTTACAGGGGATAGGGACTTATATTGATAAGCCTCAATTACTTGCCTGTTATTTGTTACGTTGTGCTCAAATTCCATTCCCAAATCCAGAGCATCAGCACCGATGAAGGAAAATTGGACTTTGGCATAATAGAAGACAGTGAAGCCCAGCATTTGGTCTTCCCAAGTGGCACCCTGTCTTGTACGAGAAGCTTCAGTAGCTCTACCCTTTTGCCTGTTTTCAATGATATTGATAACGCAGTAATTATCCGCAGGCTCCAATCCGCTATTGTGCGAAAAGATTACGTTATTCGGAGCAATATCAATATCGGAAAGTGCAAAAGCATCGATAGTGGCTTTTCTAATCTCGCCTCTAATTGCTTCACGGATAGTTGTCATTAACTGTTACGTGTCTTTCTGCTTAGCTTACATCTCACCGTGTCATACATTCTTCCTGTCTCAATCAAAGGATCGTTAAATCCCTTGAGAGAAATAGTCAGAGGAGTGTTGGGAGGACTTTTTGTTTCTAGGATTTTCTTCTTCACCCAATCAACTAATTGCTCGCCAATGTACTTATGCAAAGCAGCCCAAGTCATTCTTCCTTCAGCTACAGCAGCCATCTTCGGAGCAATATTGGAACTAACCAAAATTGTATTGGTGATGTATTCTTTTAAGAAGCTACGGAAGAAAGGACGGGGAGGGTGATATCCTTGGTATTTGCCAGTTGTCATGTAGCCATACTCATTGAGCATTGCAATCCAAGCCACCGGAGTTCCATCGGGGTAGCGAGCTTCTTCAAACCAACCCACATCAATTTGACGTGGAGAAGTCTTCATTAGCCTAGTTTTCATCCTGTCCCACTCTTTGGTATTCTTGCGAAACTTTACATTGAGTTTGAACATATTAGTTTGGAGTGTTAGGGATACGAGCAGCCCATGCCTTCCAATGATCTAGAACACCCATTGCAAAGTTATATTCTTTCATAACCATGTAACGATATCCTTGCCATTCGAATTCATCTGCATCCCACCCATTGACTCCCTCTTGCCCCTTGCGCAATTGAGAATCGGAATAAACCTTCAACCACTCTCGTGTTCTGTCAGACTCTGGAAGCAGCATCATTTCAGCAGGCTTCAAAGGCTGAACATTACATTTCACGCTAATCTCTGTAATGGCTCCATCTACCCAATCACCCTCAACGTATTGACCTTGAGTTTTTCGGAAGACAGGCAACATTACAAACTTTGTAAGTAGGAATGTTGGTTTAGTAGCCATTGTTAACAACCGCAGCAGGACCAAGTAGACTTGCAGGGGTCATCACATTGGTAGATTGTCAAAAGATTGCTATGAACAATACTAGGATCACGAGCCATTGCACAAGCCTCAGCTTTGCTAAGGCCAGCAGCCCACGGCATCATCCCATTCGGAATTGTTCCCAATTGAGCATCTGTGAGATATTTCAGAGCAGCAAGATAGCTAGTTGATAGCTGATTCCAAACTTCAATATCACCAGTACGCTCACGAGTAGACCAGCCAGACAGGATGAAGGATGCAGAAATAGCAGCGTATCTCGCTGCTTTCATAACATCCCCACCAGCCTGATCTAGGAACATTTGAATTTGTTCGTCTGTGAATAGCTGATAAAAAGGTGAAGTAGGAACATCCCCAATAAGCAATCTAACCAAATCAATTTTCGTTTGATCCATGATGTTCCTCTTTATCTAGAATTAAGGAGCGATAACGCCCGCTGTACGAAGGGAAGCTAGAAGAGCATTCAGCTTCGTAATCACAACACCAAGTTGTGTAGTGGCAGACGTTGCAACAGCGGCAGCATCAGCACCAGTAATAGTCAGAGCACCTTGATTGGCGACAGCAGCACCGGGGGTAACCCCACCAGCATCACCAATCATGTCAATCAGTTCAGCAACTGCGTAGTAGTAGCCAGACTTACGGGCTTCTTCAACAGTAATAGCCATTTTGTTTTTCCTTGAATAAAAAAAAAAAGGAGGGAGGAATTACCCGCCCTCCTTATTAGAGTCTTAAGCTAGAGTAAGCTCGACAATCGCCTCTGGATACTTGCAGATGTTCAGGAAGTTTTGTTCCGTCATGATTTCGATCTTGCTATCCTTTTCGTCGGCATATTCGAACCAGTAAGAACCCTGAGCTTGCTTGTTCACCGAAGCGAAACGGTTAGCTGGGGCATACCACGTTTCGAACAGACCGGCGACACCCGTAGGCAGCATGTAAGCCTTGCCTTCAGCCACGAATGGAACGAAAGTACCAGCGCTATTTTCATAGCCTGCATCGCCCACGTTAATGAAGGTGATACCCCACAGAGTGATTTGCTCATAGCGGTTATCAAGACCAGCAACGCCCGAAGCCACTTGACCACCAAGCAGCATGTTTGCGTTTTGCAGATACTTTGCAGCATCAGTCACAAATGCGTTTTGGTACAGAGCTTGGTAGAACGTGTGCGAGCACAGAACCACGAAACCAATGCTACCGGCTTGACCATTACGGATAGCTGCGCGAACAGCCTTCTTAGCATCGTTAAATGCATTACGTGGGTCAGCAGCGCCAGCAAGGGCAACAGCTTCAGTAGGACGAGTCACACCCCATTCCGTATAGAAATCGTATGTGTTACCATACGTAGTACGCAGAGTACCGTTAGGAGCGTATGCCGTACCTTGGGTAATCAGTTGCATACGAGCGGCTTCAAGAGTCAGGTCGTGTGCAGCGCGAAGCAGAGTCATCTTTTCTGCGCGAACATTAGCAACCGTTTCCAGTGCCATTGCATCAGCAACAGTTTCAACTTGCAGATTACCGTCAAGGTCGCCGGGGACGATAGCGTCATCAGCAGGGAAGTGAGGAATCTTCAAATCAATGAATTCACGAGCAGCGCCCGCGATAGTCTGGTGACGTTCATCCCAGTTACGATCACCGAAAATATGAGTGCCGGTCTTAACACGGCGAATCTCAATCTTCTTTTGCGAGCTATAACGATCCGTGAAAAGGCCAAGGGCACCAGTCACGAAGTTGTTGTTAGGAAGGTCAAGCAGAACGTCTGTAAGGTCAACGACCTTCAGGCGGTTATTTTGGGAAACAACGAGAGTCATTCCAATATCCTTTTGTAGTTAATAAAATTGTGGCTTAGACAGTCGTTTCCACGATCACATCTTGAGTCTTCAGAAGTTCCTTCAACGAATTGAAGTTAGCTTCAGTCATACCACCAACACCAACCACGAGAGGCTTAATGAAGTATTCCTTCAGTTGAACCATACCGCGCTTGAAGCTAACAGCATTGAAGGTAGTTCCGTTCACAGCAAGTGGAACGAATTCAGGGTTGAAGCCGTAGCCATCACCGAACACAACAGCAAATTCGTTGGTAGCAACGAGTTGCGAAGCAGCGGAAAGGACAGCGTAAGCGGCATAAGGGTCTGTGCCCTTAGCACGGAAGACCACTTGGCCCAGCTTCACGGGTGCGCCAGCAGCCGGAGGCGTCACATTGATGCATTCACGGGCATAGCCGGAAGCAGCATCAATTTCGTGGAACACCAAATCCGAAAGGCGCTTGTTTAGATTAATAGAAGTGAAAGGCATTTGTTACCTCTTAAAATTACTTGTTAGTTTTTGGGAGCTTGTTACGAGTGGCTTCTACGATCTTGTTTTCAGCCTTAGCTTGAAAATCGTTTTCCCCGCCCTGTTCGCCGAGTTCGGTGAAGAGTTCGCTAGTCTTAAGCTTTTCGGCTTGGGCCTTATAGCCACCCACCACAGCTTCAAACACTGCATCCCCTGCATCCACCAGCGATGCGTTAATAGCTTCTGCTTGACTAGCATCAGCAAGATATTGCTTCAGCGTAGCCAGACGAGAAGCTTGCTTATTAGAGGCAATCACACCGTTCAATTCGGCTAGTTGCTCATTTGCCTTTGCTAGATCAGCAACAAGCTTTGCATTTGCTTCAGTGAGAGCAGTGAGTTCGACACCCTTAGCTTTCACATCATCAAGTGCAGTAGCCAGTTGGCCTTCCAGTTCTGCAATCTTTTCCATCTTTAGAGTTTCCTCATTCTTTTGTGCGTTAAACATATCGGTAGGATTACTACCACTATTTCTCTCTGGAATATTCGGAGAGGCTGACGTATCAGCGAGATATTCGTAAAAACCTTCAATGGTCATTACTTTGTCAATCAAGCCAAGTTGCAAAGCCTTTTCGGGAACGAAAGTCTTAGCTTCTGTAGCAATGACTGATTCAACAGAGAGATTGCGGCGTTCAGCAACAAAACCTGTGAATTCTGTGTAGAGTGCATCTACCTTTTCTTGGATATCAGCAAGGAATTCAGGACGGAAACTGCCATCAGCAGCATACGGAATCTTTTCCTTACCAGCAGTCACGAACACACGTTCATAACCATCTTGTTCCAAAGCTTTAGAGTCGTTAATCAGCCTGACCAAGACACCGATGCTTCCAACTTCACTTCCTTCTGCTACAATGATTTCATCACCAGCACATGCGAGGGCATAAGCAGCAGAAGCGGCTAGTCCATCAACAAAGGAAATAATCCTCACATCGTTTGCTTGGGCTAGTTCTCGCATATAGCGAGCAGTAGCAAAGCACTGATAGGCTTCCCCACCACCACTGGAAATGTTCAAAGCAATAAGCTTTGCTCCCATATCCACCAGCGAAGCGAAATCCTTCTTCATTGTTTGATAGTTAGCCCCACCACATTCCATCCCCATAATGGTGATTGGCTTGTAAGTGAGAGGGCCATCAATATTCATGACAGCAACCCCGGATTCATCATTGAATGCGTAGTTGCCCCAATCATCACGGACAATCTTCGCTTCAACTGTTGGAGTGAAATCCTCAGCCTTACGTTTGTCCAAGTAATTTAGAATTGTTTCGAAAGTGGCTGGATGCACCAGATGAGGTACATTTGTTAGCCTTTCTTCAATTCTCAAAAGTTCATGAGCCATTTATATCCTTATGCAGCATTTGCGTTATTGGCTGTACTGTTGTCTCTACCACCAGCAGAATTACCTGTTCCATTCAATCCGCCTGAACTGGAGGCCATTCCATCCCCACTACGGGATTGGTCAGCACCTGTCAGCTTTTCAAGCTCGTCTTGCGACATGTTTTCAGGAATCTGATAATCAATGTCAGCGGCATCCAGAATCCAATTAACAACTTCAGGAGTCTTAGGCAACATACCCACTGCACGAACACGTTGAACGTACTTGCTGATTTCATCCAGAGATTCTTTAGATGGTTTACCAAACGCAAAGTAAGGCATAACATCCGTGTCCCATCCGTTCAATGCGAATAGCTGGGGAACCAGATCGAAATTAAGCACATCTGCAATCTCTGTGAGTTTGGACTTAATGACCATTTCAATCAGAGAAAGCTTGCTTTCAGCTAGCGAGAAGCTACCGCCACCGTTGTTACCAAGGGATAGGAAGTCAGCAAACAAGCATGTTAGAATCTCCAGCGTATATCGCTGAATGATTGCATTCGTATCAAAGGACTTCTGACCAGTGATACTTTTGATATCAAATTCGAATTGTTTATTGCCTTGCGAATCAACAAAGTAAGGAAGGATCACACCCGATTGCTTTGCAACCGAGGCATTAGCCATCATCTTCTTGTAGTATTCGAAAACTGCCTTATCTTCATCTGTAGCATCAGGTTTTAGATATTGTGTTGGAAGATAAAGCACCTTGAATCCATTAGCGTCTTGAGCAACGCCAATAGCTTCAGCTTCTTCCATAGCACTCTTATATTTCCATGCCTTCCAGCAACCATTAAGTGGGGATGCTCCCCATGGGTTGTCCTTCAGTCTGCTATTAAGGAAATGTAGATATTTCTTACGAGGGATAAACTTCAGAGGATAGCCGCTGGAATTAGTATTTCCTTGATACAGCGTTTGGAATCCACCAGAGTAATCCGTACTTTGAATTTTGTTTACGTATTGATTAAAACCCTTGATATCTCTGCCATTCGCAGTCCACACCCAGCTAGCAATACTGTCTTGTGTTCGAATCGGCAATCTCTTGATACCAATCAGGTTATCATCGTATTTGCTCCCAGCATCCTTCTTACGATATCTGTAAACTTTCTCGTGAACAGAAAATCCATAACGATTGAACGACACCACTTGCTGAATAAAACTATTCCAGCTATGATCCATATCGTTCATGTTTTGAAGAAGGAATTGAGCTTTGTCTTTTAGCTTGTCTTCGTAGCCTTCGGGAATCTTTACAGACCAAGGAACGTCAGCAATCATTCGCTCAACCATTTCCAAAGCAGGGGCGATAGCCCCGTCTTTAGCCATGCGTTTGTAAGTGCTAATTGCATGAGGAAAACGAAGTTCCTCTTGACACTCTTCAAGGACATTGCCACCCAAAACAATCAGGCCGTTATAGCCAGTCTCGCCAAGAGTGAGGGCCGGGGCATCATTGCTCCCGGCATTAATGTCTACTTCTCCAATCCCGGAGACAATTTCATCTGCCATTATTGCTTATCTCCTATTGGAAAGAATTTGTTCGTGTCAAATTGATATTCAACAAGCCACCAAGTGAAGGTAGAATTGTTGCTGACGCGAGGGTTGAGAATGCATCACTTGAAACGTCTACCAAGTCATCGTGACCTGATTCGCCTCGTTTACGCTCTCCTGTGAAAGCTTCAAGTTCTTTGTAATATGTCTCGTTATCCCCAACTACGTTGTTTTCATAATCAGTGAAACAACCCTTTAGAATCTTAATTCCACCAGTCTGAGCCATTGCAGAGAAAGGTCTGAATCGATCTAACTTACTCCCGCTTGCTCTAATTGTTTTAGCGTACAAGCCAAGTTCTGCCAATTCTCTAACTAGTAGAGTGGCAGCAGCTTTTGCGGCGGGGTTGGGATCGACAGGGATGTAATACTCAGTACCTCTTGGGTCACTTTGAGCACAATCCAGAATGAATTTCTTCCAATCACCAAACTGAATACGTGTTCTTCTTACGTCTTCAATGTAATAATCTTTAGATTTACTCTTAGACATACGCACTGTTGCGGTATAGTCTGGAGAAGGGTTGATATCTGATTTCAGCGTACCTGCAAAGTCGAATGTACGAACAGTGTGTTCAATCTGAGAATTATCAGGAAGGGCTAATACCTCTTCCATCCATCCTCTTTGAAAGAATGTACTTCCTTGAGCACGAGCATTCCAATCGCCCAACAACAATCTTCTACGTTCAACATCTGGAAGAGCTTCTAGAGAAGCAAGATATTCTGGTTGATTTTCAATCAGCCAAGGATTATCATAAATAGTTCCTAGATGAACTTCGATTGCAAGAGGTTGGGACTTAGGGCCGTGAGCGGCAATCAATTCTTCTTTTGTATCTGCCCAATATAGAATACCGCCTTTACGAAGGATGTATCTGCGTTTGCCATTCTTTACAGGGTCAGGAAGGCCAGCCAATTCGTGACCTTCAGGGTACAACCACCAATCAACCCATCCGCGCAGGAATGAATCAGGATCGGGGTTACAAGAAATCCAGATAGAGGGATTAACTTTAGCTTTAGAACGTAGACGAGAAATTAGCCACCAGATGTGAGCTTCAGAGGCTTGTGCCCCTTCGTCATAAAACGTTCCTGCCATTTCCAAGCCCTGATAAAGATCAGCGGCTTTGTCATTTTCATAGTGAGAGAATGAAACAGAAGCACCAGAACTAAAAACAAGCTTTTGATCTTTTAGCTTGACTTTCAGCTTCGGGTCTACTTTCTTATAAATATCGATGGCTGCATTGAACAAACCACCTTCTTTCATAATAGCTGTACTGTTCTTACGAATACAGAATCCAGCATATTTGGGATCATGAATCCAGCGTAGATGCCGCATCAATCCCATCGTACTTTTAGCAGACCCGGCAGCACCACCGAGAATGATAATCTTGGCATCACTGTTCAAACACCTCTCTTGGAATTCGGACTGTGGGCCAACAACTTCCATTAGTTACTCACAGCTTCCAAGTATGCATTGATGATGAGTTCTCTATCGCGTCCTGTAACACCAGCAGTCTTACAAACGCTCTTTAGGTCTTCCCACTTCATTGCTTCAAGTTGTTCACGGGTGTATGTTCCCTGAACAAGAATGTATTTCACAGTAGCAGTACTTTCCCTGATTGTTTCAGATTCCAGAGTCATGTAAGCTCTAGCGGGGAAATTCGTGCTGTGTGCATTGATAGAATCCTTATCAAGCTCTGCACCTTCTTTAGTGAGATAGATAAGATTATCAATAAAATCGTAGCCCAGCGGATGCGAGCTACCTACAACAACTTTATATTTGTAC